CCCGACTCGTGTGCCATTCTTAACTGCGCCAAACTCATCACGGTTTGATATCGGAATAAGTTTGACAACGGCTCTTTTCCGTATGGGAAAGATACCTGTCCAAGCGCGCTTGATACCTTCCCCAGGCCACCACCTCTCTTTAGTACCTCAACAGCACTTAAGCGAGAGTAGCGGTCATTATCATACAGATATTTCACGAGCACCTTGAAAGAAGGATGGAACTTACAGTTTTCACACTGCTGCCACCAGCGAATGGTGTCATCATAGCCGTTCCAATGTAACGACCTTTTCCGAAGACGCTCATAACTGAGCATCCCGTTCAGCGCACGCATAATTGGCCTTATGTGCACTGATACACCATCTTTGACGTAATATCTGTTGTGAACGTTTTGTAAGAACGTAACTGTATCAGGACTCTCTCCACTTTTCTCGACACTCAAAGTCATGCCGAAATCTGCTTTGATAATTTCAGTGACGCTTTCCATGTCTACAGGCCTACTGAACACAATTAACCCATCATCACCCTGTACTGTTAAGAATAGTAGCTCAACACCCAATGAGAGGGCTACATAATTCCAGAGGATGTCTTGTGCAAGACCATCGATGAGGTTAGTATTTGCGTCACCCGAGGGCACACTGTGCACACCACCAAGTATACCTCCTGGTGTGATGAGAGGCACGCGTGTAAACTCCTGATATAACCAGTCGATGAGAGGAGTATGCGTCTCCTTAAAACTCCTCCTCACTAGTTGCCACGCACCATCTATTAACAGAGGATGTAGAGTGGCATCAAACGAAGAGAAATCAACAGATACAATCTGTTTACTCGAGGCACGAAAGGCGAAACTCACTGCGGAGTCAACTGTGCTAGATGCGTTCCAGGCTGCGAACTCCAATCTCTTGCGGAGATGGTGCAATAAGGGGATTTGCAGTCGTAACCCATGGGCGATCGTAACATGGGAAATTCCCCAGACGGTCCTATTCTTCGAGATCTTGCCAAGACCTCTAGGCTGTCCCCGAAAGAACATTAATGCCGGTAGTTGCGCCACATCAGTGAATTTATTCCTTTCTACCCTGAGTGCTAGATCATACACTTCCGGAATCAACCTCACGTCTGAAGTGAAGAAAGGCGCTCCCAGATTTGTATTCCTTGGCATCTCATCCACAGCTTGATCCAGTGGCAATGGGTCCAGTCCATTCGGCATGACTACCCTAGCTAGATTAATGGCTCGTTGGAGTATATCTATGTTTGGTGTCGCGGAAGGTTGATCGAAATAGGCTCGGACGTTAGCCTCTCTCTCTTCCCACGGCAACTGCATAGAATAGCTTCCAATCCTTCCGGCTTGGTTCTTTTCCGCCTCTAGCAACCAGGGGTACGCACCTATGTTGAGCTTGGAGAGTACTCCATCCCGTATCTCACCTCTCCAAAAGTCTGGGTCTCCGTCCGGAATTAGAGGAGTTACGTAATCCTCTAGGCCATTCCCAACTAGTGTGCGGTGAACGGAAGATCTCACCCTAGCTGCAGCACTCAATTCAAGTGTGTCCAGGTAGGGCTCCAACTTGTTCACGTCCAT